ACATCATTAAGTAAATTGCAATTTTCATTTATTCCTTAATTTTATTTAAGTCATGTAGAACTATACTGAGAACTACAATCTCTTCATTAGTTTTTGCGTCTTTAAGCATCTTATTTAAAACTGCAATCTTATTTTCTTTGAGATTATAATTCTCTCTTATGTCGTCAACTTTCTTATCAACCCAAAGAGTTAAGAACTCATCAATAAGAGCTTTTATTTTAGGAACGGCGGTCGCAATTGCAACCACACCGTTAAATATTGTTAAGATTCCCATTAAGAAAAAATCTTAGTGATAAGTTTAATCGCCTCATCAGCCTGGATATCTTTAACTTCCTCGCCTAATTCTTTATAAGCCTTACCAGCCTCAACACACTCTTGTAATGCTCTGTATAGCTCTGGAATATGGATAGAATCTTCAAATCCAACTTTTCCATCTTTCATAATCTTTTCGCCAACGCTTACCACACCCTTGATTCCGTCGATTGCTAATTCTAATTTGTCAGTGTCTTGCATAATTACTTCCTTGTTAATGTTTTGTTTCTTGAATAATTAAAACAATACTTGGTTTATTGACAATATGGCAAACAAGTAATTTAATATTAAAAATAACCAACCGAAACGATTAGGAGTAGAGATGGAAAACCACAACGGTGAAAACCAATCAAAAAAACCAACAAAAACAAAGAAAGTAAAAAAACCAGGTAGGCAATACAAGGGTCAGATCGAAGTTGATCACGACTTATTCAGGTTAGAGCCAGCAAATACTAAGAAAAATATTTCATTTCGTAAAGATCAATACATATGGGAAGAAATCCCACACAAACATATGTTTCACACTGTTGACTCTGATGGAAAACCACAATATAGAACGTGTCCAACAGCTTCACATTTTCACAAGATGGTAGTTAATGATGTCGATGGGGAGTTAATCGCTGAGTGTTCTGGACCATATCAAATGAAAATGGTTAAAGGTCAAAGGGTAGAAGTTCCTTATGAGAATGATAATCATAAACATGAAGTAACTTACTTAAGATCTGAAAGAATTATGCAGAGAGTCTACAATCAAGACGCTTTAAACATGATTAATCAGATAAAAAGTCAGGACTCAGAAAAACTTAGAAACCCAGCAATCTAGGAGTAATCATGTCTACACGAGACTTCATAGCGACCACTTTTAATAGAGAGGTCGAGACTTTATTTGAAAGCAACGAACCAATAAAGAGATTTATACTAGATCATGAGCGTAAAGAGTTATGTATCGATAATATTGCCAAAGAGATAAGAATTGCAGAACTCGGAAGCGTATTTAAGGTTAAAACTAATCACGTTGAATTTGTAGCTAAAGAGTATGCTAAGACTTTTTCTAGAGCCGCCTTGCAAGCCGCAGAAGAAAAATCAGTTTCAGAGATGGAAAAGATTAGAAGAATAAAAGAAGCTAAAGACAAAGAAGATGTAGCTAACATGTTTGGAAGTACTGACAGCTCAGTGAGTCTGTAATGGATATAAAATCAAAGAATGTAGTTGTGGTTGATATATCCACAATAAATTCTAATCCCCAAAATGCAAACCGACACTCTATTGAGCAAATAGAAAGACTTGAAAAATTAATAACTTATCAGGGTTTTAGAAATCCGCTTATAGTTTCAAACAGGACTAACATGCTCGTTGCTGGTCATGGAAGATTGGAGGCTGCTTTGAACTTGGGTATGAAACAGTTGCCCGTTGACTTTCAAGATTTTGACAGCGAAGAAGAAGAGTATGCCTATTTAATATCTGATAACGAGATCGCTAGGTGGGCTGAGTTAGATTTTCAAAGTGTTTATGATAATTTAAAGCACTTGGATATTGAAGATGTAGACTTATTGGGAATAGAAGATTTTAAAGTCCCAGAAATAGATGTTCTTGATCCGCAAGCAGATGAAGATGCAGTTCCAGAGGTTGAAAATCCAATAACTGTTAGAGGTGATATATGGTTGTTAGGAAATCATAGGTTGATGTGTGGTGATTCAACTATGATTGATGATGTTGAGAAGTTAATGGATGGTGAGAAAGCTGATATGGTTTTCACAGACCCACCATACGGAGTCAGTTTTAAGTCTAACTCTAGGAAAAATAAGAGTGAGTTTGATGTACTTAAGAACGACGATGTTTTTTTAGACTTCTTACCATGCCTGGAGTTTGCAACTAAAGAAAATACAGCCTGGTTTATTTGGACATCACAACAAGTTTACCCTAAGTGGCGAGAGATGTTTGAGTCTTATTATAAATCAACAATTATATGGTCTAAAGGTGGCGGTGGTATGGGAGATTTAAAGTCTGATTACTGCCCCGATTATGAGATTGCAATATACTGTAACAAGGGTAAGCCTGAGTTTATAGACAAGCGCCCGATGGCTGTGTGGGATATTGGTAAAGACGCTCCTTCTAGCTATGTTCATCCAACTCAAAAGCCTGTCGCTCTTTCTGAGAACGCTATGTCTCACTTTATCGGGACTGGGAAGGTTGTTTTGGATTTATTTCTAGGAAGTGGAAGCACACTGATAGCTTGCGAGAAAACAAGTCGATACTGTTATGGCAATGAGCTTGATGAGAAGTACTGCGATGTAATTATTAAAAGGTGGCAAGAATACACCGGTAAAATAGCAACTCTTGAGTCTAGCGGTCAAACATATGAAGAGCTCGAAAAAGAGAGGTTGTAATGTCTGAGAAAAAACAAAAGGCTTATGATCCGCTATCTGCTCCTTTTAGTTGGGATAAGTTAGAGGGTTTATTGGCTTGCAAGTCATCCTTAATTATGTGCGCCGATATTCTAGAGGTTCACGAGAATACTATAAAGAATCATATAAAAAAGAGATACCAAAAAACATTCACGGATTACGCACTTCAAAAGCTTTCGAGAACAAAGTTAAAGTTAGTTCAAACAGCTATTAAGCAAGCTTCTGCAGGTAACACTGTGATGCTAATATTCTGCTTGAAAAATCTTTGTAGTTGGGCTGATAAAAACCACGAAGATGTTGAGGAAATAAGCGTCACTGTAAACAATCATATGAAAAAATGAACATAGACCTTGATAATTGGGATATGTTACCGACACAAAAGTTGCTGTATGAAGATAATGATACCGATATTATAATGCAGAGCAGCGGCTTGGGAGGCGGAAAATCGCACGGTGCAGTACGAAAGGCTCTACAGCTTTCAGCACTTAACCAGGGTTATTCTGGGGGCTTCCTATGTCCTTCATTTTCAGACTTTAAAAGAGATATTAAGCCATTATTCGAAGAGATACTTGTTGAGCACCTTGGTCTTAAGCAAAACGTACATTGGTGGTTTCACGGCTCAGATCATACCTATAAATTTATATGGAATAAGAAACCTTTGTTTATATTTACAGGGGAAAAGCCTATCGCTGGACCTAACCTCGCTTATTGCTTAATTAATGAGATGTCACTTATTCAGTACGATAGAATAAATGAGATGCTAAGAAGAGTCAGGGTTAAGAACGCACCATGCAAGCAGAAGATAATGGTCGGTACTCCAGAAGACGTTTATGGATGGCTTGAAGACTTTGTAGAGAAGCAAGAAAAGATTAACGAAACTAAGCCTAATACATTCAAACTATTAAACTCTGATACTGATGAGAATATATACCTAGATGAGAATTACGGTGCCTATCTTGAGGGTATGCTTGATCCAATGCAGCTCAAAATATTTAAAGCTGGAAAGATCGGTAATATTGGAACTAACAAATTTTACTATGCCTTTGATCTTATTAAGAATAGATCAGAGAAAGAGCTCGACACTAACATGCCTATCTATTGCAATGTCGACTTCAATGTTGGGAACATGCACTGTACTATTGCTCAGATATATTATGAAGGCTCAAATAAATACACTCACTTTGTTGATGAAATAGTTCTTAAATATAATGGTGCTGATACTTATGCGTTGAGGGATGCGATAGAGCAAAAGTTTTATGCTCACCTTGGTAATATTGTTGTCACTGTTGATGCATCGGGTAAGAATAGGAAAACTACAGGTAAGTCGGATGTTAAAGTTCTAGAAGAAACATTTGGAACTGTCAGGTATAGATCATCAGGAAACGAAAGACTCAAGAAAAGACAGGTCTTAGTTAATGGATTATTTAACCATGGTTACTTATTTATCAATAAAGACAAATGCCCTGTACTATGGAAGGATATGAAGAAAGTAGTACAAAAGAAAGATTTTACTAAAGACGGAACTAATGTTGATTTAACTCACGCGTCCGACACCCTAGACTATTTGGTAACTCACGAATACAATTTACAAGGTAAAGATAACTTTAACTCATACAAGGCAATGTAAATGCAAATCTATAATGAAGAAAAACTACTCGACCAAGACTTTAGAGCGATGCTTATTGAAGAGATTGAAGGTGAAGAAAACGTATCTAGAAAGAAAGAGTCATTTAAAAGATACGAGATCTATAGAGATAGAATCAAGAAATACATACTAGAAAACCTTTCTCTTGAGATGGATGAGGAGACTGTTAACGAGATGCAGTCGAGAATTGCCACCGTTAACATGTTTAAAAAGATGGTTCAGAAGAAAGCTCGAGTTTACAAGAATGCTCCTATTAGAACACCTTTGGTCGATGGTGAAGGTGATTATATTTCCAGCATGGTAGATCTCTTAAACCTTAACTCGACAATGAAGAAGGTTGATAGATATAAGGAAGCCTTCAGAAATGTCGCAGTGTATAACAAGCCTTATAAGAATCATGCTGTAGATGGCAAGTGGGCGCATATGCTCGAAGTATTAGCGCCTCATCAGTTTGACGTTGTCGAAGATCAAGATAATAGATCTATGGT